AGTTATTATGCTTGCTTTGCCTTCTAATGAATTACCTGATTCATCCATAGTGCTACCATAATATTCAGGTCTGTGAAGAAATATTACAATATCAGCATCCTGCTCAATCGCTCCCGATTCACGCAAGTCTGAAAGCATTGGTATCTTGTCGCCACCTCTACTTTCTACGCTTCTGCTAAGCTGAGATAAAGCAATTACAGGAATATTTAAGTCCTTTGCTAATCCTTTTAATTTTCTTGATATGGAACTTATCTCCTGTTCTCGATTACCTTTTACTGATTTGTCAACTAAAAGCTGTAAGTAATCAATTACAACCATATCAATTTTTGCGTCAAGATTGGATGTCTTTACTTTTGCTACTAATTGATTAACATCTAAGCCTGCTCTGTCATCGATTATAAAGTTGTTATTGTACACCCATTCACGTTCCTCTAATTTACTTGATAAATCTTTCAAGTCCATATACGTTGCATCCCTTGTAAATCGGTTAGCAGGTATCTCAAGTTCTTGACTCAGTACTCTTGCAGTTAATTGCTTGGCACTCATCTCCAAGCTGAACATCATTATCTTCTTCTTGTCAAAGAATACGGGGAATGAAGCCAATTGCAACGCTAAAGCGGTCTTTCCCATTGCAGGTCGAGCTGCCATAATAATCAAGTCTGAATCCTGCCATCCACCAAACCTTTCGTTAAGTTGCTTTAATGGTGTTTTTATCCCGTTAATTACTTTGCCATCTTTTGCTGCATAAACATCCTTAACGATTGAACTAATATGTTGAGTAAAGTTTTCCGACTCAGTTGTCTCCGTTAAAAGCGATATAGCACTAATATCTGAACTTAATCCTGAAAGCAACTCTAAAGCATCTGAATCATTACGATAAGCGTTATTAATTGTGTTGTAGCTTATCTCTATTACTTTCCTGTGGATATACTTTTCTAATACTATTCTCGAATGATACTCGATATTATCAGCGCTTACTACTCGATTGGTTAATTCAACTATCTTAGTTGCTCCGCCAACTGTTGAAAGTTTACCATCAGAATTTAATTGGTTTACGACTGTTGCTAAGTCTATCGGTTTTGATTCTCCATTTAGTCTCAGCATAGAATCGTAAATAGTGCGATTTGACGCATCGAAAAAACTATTTAAGGGTAATATACCTAAAACTTGATTAATGCTCTTAGGATTTATTAAAATAGCTCCTAAGATTAATTCTTCTATCTCCTTTGCTTGTGGCAATTGTTTATCTTGTATCATTTCTCTATTGTTGTTTGTTTTAAAGTACTTGTTGGTTGATTGTTTTGTTGATTCTTTTTCTTAATTCTTGCCCAATTTAAAAAATGGCTTTTAAAGTCTAAATCTTTCTTTGTGGTAATGTCTTGTAGTTTTAAAGACTCGACAAAGTTGTCTAATTTTTGGTTGATATCCAAATGAGATGAGAATAATTTTTCTTTAGAAGTCAATAAAGCATTTATCAATCTATCATTATTCTTGTAGTCGATGACGATTTCTTTAATTGACCTTATTGCGCTATCTTCTACATCTTCTTTTACATTTACATTTACATTATCACTTACATTTACACTATCACTTACACTTACAGTTGAATTTCGTACCTTTTCGTTGAACGAAATTGAACGGTCGTTGGATTTCGTTGCTCTAACTTTAGCGCTCTTTTTACCTGCTTGACTTCGTTGCTCTCTTTGTTCATCCCATTTGTTTAAGTCTCGCTTTAGGGTGTTCTTTATATTAGCAAATAAAGCGTTAATAACATAGTTGTCGCTATTAGGCTTTTCATCGTTAACGTAAGCGAATATGTGCTTTATTAATTCTCCTGCTACTTCGTTGGGCAGGTTGTCAAACATCTCCTTCCAATCGGAGTATGCGATAAATGATTTTTTCCCTTGTGCCATATTAAAAATTAAAAAACCCTAACAAATCATAGAGGGTCGAAGCTCTAATCATTGAAAGGGTTGTAAAAATTCCTTTAAGTTACCTATGTTTCGACCGTAACTTTCGTTTGCAAATATAAACAAATATTTATAATTGCAAAATTAAAATGCAAAAAAAAAATTTGCAGTATTGGAAAAAGTTGTTTTACTTTGCCAAACAAAACAAAAAAGATATGCTAAAATTAAGAAACATACTAATAAACGAATCGTTAACTATTAATCAATCGTCAATAGACGGAATAGAGTACCGAGATAAAGACTATTCAGGATTAATTACTATCCACTTTGATGCTGACTACGAGAAAATAGACGATTCATTTAGCCACGAATTTGGGATTGAAGAAGGACATCATTACGAAGCTCAGAATGTAGTAATAGAATCAATAGAGTTTATAGGACTATTCCAAGAAGGAACTAACAAAGAAAGCGAAATAGAAATAACAATTACTAACTCGGATATTTTTGAAGACCTTGCTGAAATTATTGAGGGTTTAAATGTTGTTGAATAACGCTTTGAACTAAAACTAAAAAACAATGAAAGAAAATTTATTAGTCAGCTTTAGCGGAGGTGAAACAAGTGCCTATTTAGCAAAGTGGTTGTTAGATAACAAATCGAATGATTATAATATGGTTTTTGTTTTTGCTAACACAGGTGATGAAGAAGAAGAAACATTAAGCTTTATAGAATTATGTTCTAAAAAATGGAATATTGAAATTGTTTGGGTTGAGGCTGTTATTCATCATAATGAAAGGATTGCATCGACTCATAGGGTTGTAAACTTTAAAACAGCATCAAGAAATAGAGAACCTTTTAAAGAAGTAATTAAAAAGTACGGAATACCTAATCAAAACTTTTTACATTGTAATAGAGAAATGAAGTTGAATCCTATTAAAAGCTATATTAAAAGTTTAGGATGGGAAGACTACAAAACCGCAATAGGGATTAGGGTTGATGAGTTTGATAGAATAAATAAACACCGAAAAGAATTGGGATTAATATATCCATTTATTTCTGATAAACCAACAACAAAGCAGGAGGTATCTTATTGGTGGGACAAACAAGATTTTAGGTTAAAACTAAAAAGCTATAACACTAACTGTAGGACTTGTTGGAAAAAGTCTGATAAAGTATTGGCACAAATCTATAAAGAGAATCCTAACTATTTTGATTTTAATAAAGAAATGGAAAATAAGTATGGAAAAGGTAAATATACTTTTTTTAGAAATGGAAGAAGCACCGAGCAACTTACAAAAGACTTAGAAAAAATAAACTCAAAGCCAATAGATAAGCACTCAGATATGAATTTTCAAACCAACCTATTCTCTGAAAGTTGTGATATTTATTCGTTGTGTGGTGATGATTAGTATTATGCAAAACATATTTATATAACACATTCAATTTATTGAAATAAAACTAAAAACAATGAAAGGAAATATAACAATAGTAGCAATAGTTGCTTGTTATTTCTTACTTACCTACAAAATTGAACAAGATAAAATAGAAATAAAGACAATCGTAGAAGACTATCACAACTGCGAATTTGAAAAGCAAATAGAAGCGATTACAGCAAAGAAAAATACATTATACTTAATAGCACTCGAAAGAGGAAAGAAAAGACCTAACAGAGCCTATTTAGACAGTTTAGAAGTAGATTACGAATTAAGATAACAAGATGAGCTTAAAAAGACACCACCATAGTAAGATTACACTACACCAAGAAGCGGTAATATTTAACGACTACCTTCAGAACGGAAGAACTTTAAAGAGTTATTCGGAAGAATACAACACCTCTATAAATACAATTAAAAGAGTAATAGAAGAAGGATTAAATAAACTAAAGAAAAAACTTGCATAAATGGGATAAGTTTAGTTATTTTGTCCTAACAAACAATTTAAAACGAAAAATAATGAGAGTATTTAAAGAAAATATGAAGTTAAGAAGTTTCAACGCTTGGGGGAAAGGGTTAGACACTAAGAATATAATCTTGGATAATAACAAAGGGGATGATTTTGGATTCCTGATTGAAGATTTATATCCCGATGGGTTAAGTGAAACAGAATTGAATGATTTTCTTTGGTTTGAAGAAGACTTTATTTTTGAAAACTTAAATATAAATATCTAATGATAGAAGAAAAAGAATCATTACAGGCAAGAATAGCATACAAGACCGAAAACCTTATAGTAACATTCGGAAATGCAAAACAAGCATTAAAATATCAAGAAAATGTAGTAAAGTCTCTCGACGTCATACAGTATCCACAAAACCCAAACACACTTGTATTAAGACTTCTTGAGAGATTTATTAAAGAAAAGGAAAGGGAAAATTAATCTTGGCGGGTTACTCCCTTTCCAATTCTAATAAAATCGTTAAATTTGTAAATAAATAACAAAAACCATAAAATTAGAACTAAAACAAATTCAATAAATTAGTCTAATAGTTACACGAAAAAAAAGAAAAATGGCAGCACCAAAAGGAAATAAGTTTGCTTTAGGGCTAACAAACAATGGAAGACCTCCTGAATATAAAAATGTAGAGGATATGGAGGTTAAGTGTAGTGAATACTTTTTAGAATGCTCAGAAAACAAAGAAAAAGCAACCATTACAGGATTAGCTCTTTATCTTGGATTTGAGAGTAGACAATCGTTATATGACTACAAAGAGAAGAAAGATTTTTCTTACTTATTAAAAAGAGCAACCCTTGCAGTCGAAAATAGCTATGAAACTAATGGTACTGCATTTGATATATTTGCGCTTAAAAATATGGGTTGGAAGGATAAAACAGAGGTTGAGCAGACAAATGTAAATAATGAGCCTGTAAAGATAGTTTTCGGCAAAAAATAGCATTTTTATAACTAATTAAAAATCAATAAATGAGTCTACTTATTACACAGGGTAGATACAAATAAATGGAATTAAATTTAGCACCAAAATTTGAGCAGCTATTTCAGTTATTAGAGGCTAAAAATATGTTAAGTCAGTTATCGGAAAATGATGCTGACTTTTCCTATTGGGAGCAATTAAGCAAAGTTGACACTATTTTAAGTTATGGTGGTAGAGATTCAGGTAAGTCATTTGCTCAGTCTGTATTTATTCCAATCGCTGTAAAGGATTACAATCATAGAGTACTTTACACAAGGTACACAATGAACTCGACCGACCAATCAATAAGCGAGGCTCTAAGCAATAGAATGGGTTTATTGGGTTGTAATGGAAACTTTAGATTTGCAAATAATACCTATGAGTGTCTTAATAATGAAGGTAAAATATTTATAACGGGTCAAAAAACAAGTTCACTAAACCAAACAGCAAAATTAAAGTCATTAGAAGGGTTTAGTATGTTTGTAATGGACGAAGCTGAAGAAGGTAAGACGTACGAAGAATGGTACGCAATCAAAAAGAGTATAAGGGCTACAGATGTACAATGCTTAAACATTCTAACATTTAATCCACCAACGAGAGAGCATTGGATATACACAGAATTTTTTGAAGATATGGGGGTGCAGGAAGGCTTTACAGGCATTAAAGATAATGTAATGTATATTCATTCCACTTACTTAGATAACTACGATAACTTAGCAGAACACAATAGAAAGGATTACGACGATTTAAAAATTGTATATGACTTTTATGAATCACTAACTAAAGAGCAAAAAGATAGCCAACCAAAGAAAATAGTAAAGCAATGGAAGAGATATAAGCATACTGTATTAGGTGGGTTTAAATACAACGCTGAGGGCGTTATTTACGACGATTGGGAGGAAGGAGAGTTTAACGAAG